CTGGTGGGTTGACGCGAGTTGAAGCTGGGTATAAGGCTTCTTGGGCGAAGACATCAACCGGAACAGCGCCCCATGGGCTATCGCTTCCCGGTATTCGTCAAATTCCCTGTCGCCCAGGCCAGTGCTGGCTAGGGATGGTTTCAGGACAACTCTCAGAATCAAAACCCCGCTTGCGGTGGGTTCGGGCGCGAGCGTGAAAGAATCGGCGCTCCCAAAAATACAGGATGGCACGCCCTGCAGGAGGTTGATCGCCCTGTTGCGTTCCTCCATATCCCTGCCGGCAGCGAAGCATGCAATTTTCCTGCCATCCAGCACCGCATGGAGAATCGCATGCAGCGCCGATTCAGCGGGCAGGGCGAAAGGATAGACAGATACGCCGGGCTCGATCGCTATGGCCGGATGATCGAACCGCCAGGCCAGCGATTGTTCACAGAAGACAATTGCCGCCTGGCGCAGTGCGTTGTCCATGGCTGCGAATGGGCAACCGGGCAGATGCGGAGCAACCAGGTCGTAGAATTCGCTCCAGAGCTTCACGGGTACGCGCTCCCTTCCGGATGGAACCAACGCATTTTCCATTTCATAGCGGAATCTCCCCCTCGAAGAATCGGCCGAATGCGGATGCCCGTCCCGAACTGACGTGTTCGTCATCCACCGTTTCAGCCCGGAAGGTGATGTAGTCCGCCACGGTTTGCAGGTACCCGGCGGGCAGCGGAAAAACATCGTCCAGCAGCCTTTCGCCGTCGGCCCAATCGGGCCATGGGACGAATTGCTGGGAGAAAAGATCAGGCCGGCGCTTCAGTATCTGCAGCACGCCCTGGTTGGCGAACGCCAGCAGTATGTCATCCGGATATCTGTCCTTGCTCGCATCGTTCAACGGGATGCGCGCAAGATCGACCGCCGACCGATAGGTGAATGCCATCATCCTGAATCCGGCAGTTGGACAGGATGGAGTGTGTGGTTTTTGGCGTGCAGGGCAAGGTGCTGCGACGCGGAATGGCTATTCCATTCCAAGGAGTTGCAACGCTGCCATGTACCGCAAAAATTGCACAATCCGCCATGTAGCGAACTCACCATATAGATGAGCGCCGAGTACTGAGAAAAGTTTTTATAGATCATATCCTTAGTCTGAAAACGAGCGGCCGACTGCCGGATTTAGGATTACTTATCCAGCTCGTGCTGCGAGAACAGGGCGACCACTTTTTGCCGCAGCGCCTCCCTGCTCTGGCGCTTGTCCAGCTTCTGGTTGTAGTTGCGCTGAGCGAACTCGGCCAGCGCCACTTTATCCATGCCGTGAAAATCGACCACGGGGATCGGTTCTTCCATCCGCGCTTCTTCCGCGAGCAGGCCGATAGCGCCGTCCGGATGGTCATCGTTCCCGTTATCCGCGGGCTTGTCTGCTTTCGCCCAGCTATCGGAAAATGGCAGCAGACGCTCCGCCATCTCGGCGGTCACGCTGCGAACCTGGCCCGGTTCCCAGCGCAGGCCGATCCGGCCGATGCTGTCGGTCTTGACGGTCTTGCCGATGTATTTCACTAATGGCATATCAGGCTCCCATAAAAGGAGCGGCCTCCGTTTGATGTTCTTAGCTTGCTTAGCGTGCTTGGTGTGGTATGAGGGCGGCCGCCCTGGTTTGCTTTTCACCCGCCCTGTTACTTGATGCCTATGCCGTCGCCCTTGACGATCGCGGTTACCTTGCCGGCAGCGAAGGTGGCTGCGGCTGCGGTAACCGTGATGGTCAGGAATACCGGCCTTTCGAACTTGAGGGGTTGAAAAGCCAGCGTGGTACGCCCTGCATTGCGAAACAGGACGTTGCCACTTGCGGAAAAATAGGCATCATCGGCCGTCGGCCCCTCGTTCGCATTGACCGGCGCAAAACCGATTTTGCATCCGATAGCGGGCGTTCCGGCGGTATCGAGATCGTCGTTGACGATATCGATATCGGTCACGTCGAGGCCTCCAGGGATGATGACCGGGCGGTACACATCCCCGACCGCGGCTGCCGCTGGGGTTACGGAGCCGTAAACCACCACGGCGTTGCCATATCCGCCCATGTGGCGATTTTTAGTAACCAGATCTGGTGCGTTGAAAGTAGCCATCGATACACTCCTTGAAGAATGGCATTGGTAGGCTGGAACACAGCGCTTGCGGGGATTACAGCGATACAGCGGAATCGACTGCGATCACGCCAAAATCGGTCGGCACCTTGGTTCCTGTTCCATCATCGATGAAAAGCCGGACCTTGGCCTTGCCGCATACTTTTTCCCCCATGACTTCCAGGTTGCTCTCGAAGTTGTACCAGTGCTCCTTCCAGCCAAACTGCATTCCGCTGATCTTGGTTCTGCCGTAGGCTACGCCAAGCGCCTGTGCCCCCAGGAGGAGACCCCGCTCCACCGCATAACCCGCAGCCAGAGCCGGATTGATTGCCTGATCGGTTTCGGCGGCGGTGGGTGCGTTCGCGGCGGTCACGATTTTGGTCGTATCTCCCGGCATGAAGCGGATTGCCCGCTCGTTCTTGATTACCAGGATGCCATTCCACATGCCCACTTCTCCGGCGAACAGGGGATGCCGGCCATCGAGGTATGCCGCCCGGTTTACCGCGTTTTGCTGGAATGCCCGCAGGGAGCCTTCGGTAAGCAGGATCGAATACTGGTTCGGGGTGGCGACGAACACCCACATCCTGGAGGTCTGCGCGGCGCTGTCCCCGGCCAGCTTCACCGATTGCAAGGGCTGGTCCATGTCGTCGATCCGCTTGCGCAAATTATCCAGATGGCTGAGCTTGAGCTGATCCGTGGAAACGACGGCGCCCAGCTGCTGCCCGCCTTGAACCAGGTTTGCGCCATTCACCACGAAATGCCGGTTGAATGTGGGCGCCTTGACGGGATTGACCATGACGGAAGTGAAATTCGGTGCGCTCTGGAGGGGAATGGTCCAGTCCGTTCCGATCTGCGACCCGCGGGCGCCGGCGAGATGCACCAGCGATTCCTGCGTGTCCAGCCTGGGGAAATAGCCGGATAATTGCGCCAGGGCAATTTCGCGCAGGTTGTGCTTGGTGCGTTGCTGAGACATGCTGCCGCCCGCGTCGATGACCTTGCTTGCCAGGTCGATCTTGATTTCCATGGAGGAAAACGAGAGGGTGCTGCCCTTGCCTTCGCGGTTGATATCACCCATTAGCGGTTCCCCGCCAACGGTATCGACCAGGTCGAGGGACACCACCTCGCCTGCGCCTTTCATCAGGTTGTCGATCCTCACCAGAGGCATTCCGGGCTGGGTCTGGCCGGCAAATTTTTCCATGGTGGCGGAAGGCTCGACCGGCCCTACCAGGTTTTCCAGGGCTGAAGTGCCCTTCAGGGTGTTGGCGAAAAGCGCGGCGCTATAGTGTTTTACGGCAATCGGGCTGCCGCTTGGAACATTTGTTTCAGCCATTTCATTGGGTCCTTTTTAATCGAGTTCGGCTCTTAAAGCTGCTGCCTGCTGCGAGGGCATCTTCATCAATCGCCTGGCCAGTTCATGCGGGCTCAGGTTTTCGATCTGATCGCGCTCGGAAGCGGGGTGGGCTCCGCCCTGGATATCCGATAGGGTTGTGGGCTTTCTTGCCGGGGCATTTTCAAGCCTGGCTCGTACGTCAACCCTGGTCTGCTCCGGGTCGGCTTGCTTTGGCATGGAAGCTTCCGGCATGATTGCCTTCACGCGGCGTGCAACCTCTTCGAACCTTTCAGCAAAAGACTTTCCCGTCCATTTGCTGCTGGTCCGGAGAATTTCGTCCTGTTTCAGCGCTTCCTCCCATGCCTGCGGATCATTGCTTTCCCAGTGCACCAGGTCCGGGTTGCCATCCTTGGCTTCGGCGATCTGCTCCTCCACGGTGAGTTGCCGGGCGCGAGCCGATGCTTCCTGCTCGCGCCTCAGCTCATTCAGCGTATTTTCGAGTTTTTTGCCTTGCTTCCGGCTTCCCTCCAGTACGGCGGTAATGACCTGGTGGACCTGCGGCATATCTGCTTCCAGCCTTTGGAGATGCTTTGCCAGGGCTTCATCGGAGACTGCGCCATCCATTCCTTGCGCATCCTCATTCTTCTGCTTCAACAGGGTTTCGAGCCTTTCAGCCGCCTTTCTGTTTTCCAGCTGAGCAGCCTGAAGCTGCTCGCGCAGCACCGAGTTTTCCACACGCAATGCTTTATGCCTTCCGTAGGGAATGATCCCCTTGCCATTCTTCGTATGGACGATCGGCTCGTCTTCCCCCGCGCCGTTAGCCGGGCCTTCCTGCTCTTCCGGGCTGGACTCGTCTTTCGCCATCTG